GGAGGAGCCCGAGCTAATCTATTTGAACTTAGTATTCCGGCATTTCCCACTATTGTTCCCGGTTGGGACAATGAAACCTTTACATTTATGGCTAAAGGTGGCGCAATTCCGGCATCTAATGTAAATCCAGTGGATGTCAATTTTAGAGGCAGAATCCTCAAAGTCCCAGGAGACAGAACTTACGATCCTTGGACTGTTACAATTATGAACGACGAAAATTTCAAAATTCGTACTGCATTTGAGGCATGGTCAAATGCAATTAACCGTATGGAAACTGGAACCGGCGTAACTCGGCCAGATTCTTATATGGCAAATGCTATTCACGTTAAACAATTGGGTCGTGGTTATGATACCGGTATTGAATCGTCAACTATTTCTAATGCAACTAGCGGCTCAACTTTTAGACCCATCCGTACATATGTTCTTCATAATGCCTGGCCCTCAAATCTGAGTCCTATTGATTTAAGCTGGGATTCTACTGATCAGATTCAAACTTTTACTGTAGAATTTCATATGACTCACTGGACCGCAGGAAATGCAACCGGTATCACTGATCAGGTAAATTCTCCAATCACCTAAGCTAAATAGCTCAGTTAAATTATTAATTAATAATGGCTAAATTATTTGGGTTTTCTATTGAAGATGAATCTAAGAAATTATTAAAAGATCTACAATCGCCAGTACCACCAAATAATGATGACGGCTCTGATCATTATTTGACTACTGGCTTTTTTGGTTCTTATGTAGACATTGAAGGCGTCTACAGAACCGAATTTGACTTAATCAAGCGGTATCGTGAAATGTCACTCCATCACGAGGTTGATACTGCGATTGAAGATATTGTAAATGAGGCGATTGTCTCGGATACTAATGATTCTCCGGTTGAAATTGAATTATCAAATCTTAGTGCCAGTGACGGCATAAAAACCTCAATTCGTAGAGAGTTTAAGTATATTCTTGAGATGTTAGATTTTGATAAAAAGTCTCACGAAATATTTAGAAATTGGTATATTGACGGCAGGTTACATTATCATAAGCTAATTGACTTCAAGAAACCTCTTGATGGAATTCAAGACCTTAGGTATGTGGATTCCATGAAGATTCGTTTTGTAAGACAAGCCAAAAAGCAAAAGCGTGATAATATGGCTCCAAAAATATATGGAGACCAAAATCCAAATGAAATGGCATTTCCAGAACTGGAAGAATATTTTGTTTATAATCCTAAGCAAACCTATCCTGTTGGCTCTGCAGATATGTCAGCCGGAGCAGAAAAGGGAATTAGATTCACGAAAGAATCCATTGCATATTGCACATCAGGTTTAGTTGATCGCAATAAAGGAACCACACTTTCTTATCTCAATAAGGCAATTAAGATTCTCAATCAGCTCAGAATGATTGAAGATAGTATTGTAATTTATCGTCTTAGTAGAAGCACAGAAAAGAGAATCTTCTATATTGACGTAGGCAATATGCCAAAGCCTAAGGCCGAACAATACCTGCGTGAAGTTATGTTAAGGTATCGTAATAAGATGAACTATAATAATATTACGGGTGAAGTTGATTCTTCCCGTAAGTTTATGAGTCTTATGGAAGATTATTGGTTTGCAAGACGCGAAGGCGGTAGAGGTACTGAAGTTGATACCTTACCTGCTGGCTGTTTGGCAATGAATACAAAGGTATCTCTACTTGACGGAAGAGAACTAACAATTTCAGAGATTGAGTCTGAAATGAAAGATGGTAAAAAACTTTGGACGTATTCTTGTCATCCAACAACTGGTGAATTTGCCCCAGGCTTAATTTCTTGGGCTGGTGTTACACAAAAGAGTGCTAAGGTTATGAGAATTACTCTTGATAATGGCGATAGTATTGTTTGCACTCTCGATCACAAATTCCCAATTTACGATATTGGCTTTGTTGAGGCAAAGGATTTGTCAGTAGGACAGAGTATGATTCCCCTAGCTAAAAATATAAACAGGCACATTACATTTATTGAATATCTAAATGATGAAATTGAAGTGGGTACTTTAACAATTGATTCTGATGAGTCTATTCATAACTATCATACTTTTGCTCTTTCCTGTGGTGTCTATACCAAAAACAGCAATCTCGGCGAATTAACTGATTTGGAATATTTCAAAAGAAATCTCTATAAGTCGCTAAACGTACCCGAAACTAGAATCGGCGGAGATAGCGGTTTTAATCTGGGACGTTCAACTGAAATTCTAAGAGATGAAGTTAAATTTACAAAATTTGTGGGGAGACTGCGCAAGAGATTTTCTCAACTTTTTATTGATCTTTTGGGTACACAACTTCAACTAAAGAATATTGTGACACCGGAAGATTGGAAAAAGATGGCTGAACACATTCAGTTTGATTTCCTCTACGATAATCACTTTGCTGAACTTAAGGAATCTGAGCTATTTACTGAACGGCTCAATATGGTAACTATGGCAGAACCTTATGTTGGAAGATATTTCTCGCAAGATTATCTACGCCGGAAAATTCTTCGTCAGACTGATGAAGAAATTATTGAGCAAGATGAGATTATTAGTAAGGAGATAAAGGATGGAATTATTCCAGATCCAAATGCCCCGATTGATCCCGAAACTGGTTTACCGTTAGATCCTAATATGGCACCACAGGAAGCCCCTGTAAGCCCTCCAGAAGCCCCTGTAGTGGCCTCACAGGCCGGAAATAATATAAAGGGCCAATCTGGTAAAGTTCCCGTTGAACCTAAAATGCCCAAGGGAGGAGAAATCTAAATAGACTTAGTTATTATATAACAAAATGGACGAACAAGATTTGCTAGATTTAATTGCAGCCGATGATTCACAGGCTCAAATTAGTGATAGAATTAAACAAATTCTATCTGGAAAGGCCCTAGATAAGATTGATGAATTGGTTCCCGAAGTATCTGCATCATTATTTAACGGCTCTGAAGATGAATGAAAGACCTCAAAGAATTTTTTGAGGCCGTAAGTAGAGAAAAGAAAATACAACAACAAGAAGTAGAAGAAATAATTTCTACTTCTTTTGATGATTTTTTCGTCAAACCATTAAATGAAGAAATTAAACCAAAAAGAAAAGCTAAAGTCTTAAGTTCTACAGCTAAAGTTGAAATCCAATCTTTGCATGAAAATTCTTTGGGTCTTATTGCCGAGCCGACCAAAGTAAAAAATAAAGATCCATTAACACCTCTAGATCAAACTTTTATGACTGTTGATGCTTTTCAAAAGCATTATCAGTTATTTTTAGCAAGAATACAACAGCAGCTCTCAACTCTTGGCGGAGGAGGTGAAACCCGCCTAGAGTTCCTAGATGATGTAGACAGAAATTCTGTAAAAATTAGTAATAAGTTTTTAAGGTATAATACCGAAACGAAAAAGTGGGAAGGAGCAGACCCAGGAAGTAGTGGAGTTAAATACTCAACCATAAGCATAACTTCAAATGTTTATACGATTCAAAAAACTGATTATTATATTGGGGTCAATTATCCAGGTTCGGTAACGATTAATCTTCCTGTTAATACTGAGGATGGAACTTGTTATGTCATCAAAGATGAATTAGGTCAGGCATCCAATGGCCCCAATCGTTACATAGTTTTAATTCCGTCTGGAACAGATACAATTGATGGAAAAGATAGTGCAACTTTAGCTTATGATTATGGCGCATTAACAGTAATTTATAGAAATGGTTGGAGAATAATCTAATGTCTCATTTATATGAACCAAGTAAAAATTTATATGATGCATTTGGAAGGCTAAAGGTTTCAAACCCTTTAACCTTATTTGATTCAAGTCACCGTTATAGGGATAATGATTTATGGTCAACAATAGTTGTTGGCGCAGGTAGCACTTTTTCATTTAATCATTACCAGGGGCTGGTTGATCTCACGGTTGGTACAGGTTCTACCTGCCAAATAATAAGAGAAACAACTAAAGTAATCTCTTATCAGCCAGGTAAGGGTTTAACCATTGAAAATACCGGAATTATGAATGCACCAAAACCAAATCTTCGCCAAAGAATTGGTTATTTTGGAGATGATAATGGAATATATTTTGAACAAGATGGAAATATTGTAAATATCGTAGAAAGAAGTAATGTCACCGGAATAGTCTCTGAAACAAGAGTTCCGCAGTCTTCATGGAATATTGATACTTTAACTGGGGCCGGTGTATCTAATCCATCTGGAATTAAATTGGATATTTCTAAGGCTCAAATTTTCTGGACCGATATTCAATGGTTAGGAGAAGGAACAGTCAGAGCAGGATTTGTAATAGACGGTAAATATATTCACGCACATTCCCTTCACCATGCAAATAGAATCCAAACAACTTACATAACAACCGCTAGCTTACCCTTAAGGTATGAAATTACTAATACCGGAATTACAACCAGTTCAAGTACATTGAAACAAGTTTGTTCAACCGTAATTTCTGAGGGTGGTTATGAATTGAGAGGCTTACAACAAACTATTGGCACGCCCATCACAAGTCCAGTACATCTACCCGTCGCCGGAATTTTATATCCTATTATTTCAATTAGACTTAAAACAACGCCGAATAGAATGGATGCAATAGTAATTCTCACTGCACTATCCATTATGGGTATTACGAATAATTCTAATTACAATTGGAAAGTCGTTTCCAAAGGATCAACAAGTGGTGGAACTTGGATTGATTCAGGAATAAACTCTTCAATTGAATATAAAATTAATGGTGAAAGTATGACAGGAGGACATGTTTTAGCATCTGGGTATCTCAGTGCCTCAAATCAATCTAATACAGTTGTAGATATTTTAAAAGAGGCTTTATTTAAGTTTCAGCTAGAAAGAGACGGATTGAACAATAAACCGTTTGAATTAACCTTAGTGGCTGCCGCAAGTTTAGGTAACTCTAGTATACATGGTTCTATGGATTGGGAAGAGATCAGTAGATAAATTTATAAATAATACATAAGAATGATCTATAATAATGCAAATTACAAAGCTAATTGAAACCCAGGTTTCAACCCCGACTACAACCGGAACTGCAACAAGTCTCAATTCGGCAACCTGTGTTAGAATTTGCAACGATACCGGCGGTGAAATTGTAGTCAGCATTTCAACATCTGCTGGAGCAAGCACTTCAAATTCTTTTACTATTCCTCGCTATAGCGTAGAATTTTTACAAAAACTATCCACAGATGTCATTTTTACAAGTGCAGCGATTAAGGCCAATAAAGTAGGATTTACTAACTGATAAACAATGGCAACACAAGAAATAACTGGAATTACTATTGAAAAGGGCACAGATTTTTCTGTATCTTTTTTGATTGACTCTTTTGATGGACAACCGCTACCAATAAGCGGTTATGTTGCAACCGCTAAAATAAGAAAATATCCAGCCTCTGTCAAATTCAATTCTTTCGTTGCTGAGGTTTTAGGCGGAACGGGCCGCGTTACTATTAGTATGAATAAAGAAACAACAAAACTTTTATCCAATGGTAGAAACTATTTTGATGTACTCCTTACTAATCAATATGAGACGATTAAACCCGTTAAGGGAACAATCATGGTGGAGGATACTACATCTGTATGATTGAAGGTTATAGAGTACGTTTTGAACCAAATAACTCTAGAACCGTCTGCATAGTTCGGGATCCAGCGGAAAATGGGGCCTACAATATTCTCTCGGAAAGTAATACTACTGATGCGACTCTGCAACTAACTTTTGATAATTCGGAAGAAGATATATTCGTTAGCACCGTTCAAGACCCCATGGCAGATAGTGCCTACACTATTTACACACAAAGTAATAATTCTGATGTAGAACTCTATCTAACTTTAGTTGATTCTGATAATATTCCGGCGTCTAAAGAAACCTTATATACCAATTACGGTTTAACATACAATCCTTCAACTAAAAATTTATCAATTGGAAGTAGCATTCAAATTAGCCCAAATATGCTAATTTATAGTCCAACTTCTTTTTATATTGGTAATGGTTCTAATACCGGAATCACATCATTTAGTGGAAAAATAAGAATAGGTGGCAATAATATTCTATCATCCTCTGGCGATACTGTCGTTAGCTTTGCCGGAACTAATACTGATTTCAAAGGGAATGTAGCAGTTTTAGGCAATCTCAATATAAATAACGTGAATGCTGGAACTGTAACCGCCACGAAATTTGTGGGAGATGGTTCAGGATTAACCGGTATTACATTCCCGACCGACCCATTTATGGGAAAGTCCCCAACAATAGTTTATGATACACAAGGAAGAGTTGAATCTATAATATATTCCAATGGAAGCATAAAAACTTTGACTTACGATGTGGATGGTAAACTAACCCAATCGAATCACACAAGCGGATCTCAGACTCTGCAAAAAATTTTTACTTATGATGTCCAAGAAAGACTCGTCAATATATCAGAGGTGATAACATAAGATGGCCAACCAGACCATTACCACAGCCGTCAATTATGACGACGCCGCGATTAGCGGGCTACTCGATGGCGAGTCCATCACGATTAACGGCGGGGCGCTGACGATTGATGCTGATACGCAGATCAATCAGCAGGCGGCTGCGTTTGGTATTGTCACGCTTTCATCGACGTTGGGTGGATCGGTACTGATCGATGGCACCAAAGTTTGGGAAGTGCCGTTTT